CTGCGGCATCACTACTAGCACCAACAGACTGGCATGTTGTCAAAGCGGCAGAGGTGTCGAGCTACACAGTTCCTGCGGCAGTCACAACATATCGTGCGGCAGTCAGAACAGCCTCTAACACGATTGAGACAGCGATCAATGGTGCGGCAGACCATGCGGCATTTATGGCTCTGTATGATGTTCCTGTTGACGACGATGGTAATCCTACGGGCAATGCTCCTATCAACGACTGGCCGGATGAAATCTAATGGACAAGCGCACAGTGTCTTCAGCGCATAAGCGTATCGACAGTATCGAGACTCGTCTTGAAGCGCATGAGGCTGTGTGCGGTGAGCGTTGGAAAGAAACAATACTACGAATAAAAAGAATTGAGGCAGTCATGATCGGTGCGGCAGGGAGTATCATTGCCATGCTTGTGGCGATCTTAATGAAGGTGACCTAGCCGTGATATTTGAGGTAGTGGCGGCACTAAAGTTAGCTAACGATGCTATCTCTACAATCAAGACTAGCATGGGTCATGTTCACTCGATCAAAGACCTAGCAAAGCCTCTCACTCAACTCGCTGATGCGAAAGAAGTAATCAAAGAGAGAGCCGATAAAGGTGATCTCGATGCCTTCGTTGAACTCAAGCAGATTCAAGATCAAGAAGAAGCCTTAAAGCGCATGATGATTTGGGAGTTGAATCGCGGAGACTTGTGGACGGAATATCAAACTTTCCTCAAGACCAGAAAAACACTCAGAGATAACGAGCGGAGACGGGCTGAACTTAAGAAGAAGAAAAGGCGTGAGGACATTAAAAATACGATTATTGTTGTATGCGGTGCTATTGCCGTGTTGTCTTTGGTTGGTGCATTCATCATGATGCTTATGTGGCTGAACAAAGGGTGATGTATGTGGATACTGTTTGTCATCCTGCTCGAAGCTGACCGATACATGGTTGGGCCGCAGGGTGTATACCCCGCAATGCAGGATTGCTTTGAGGCCAGGGACTTCTTCATGGCTACTGCACCACAACCCAAGATTAACTACGAAGCTGTCTGTGTACAGACAGACCACAACATAGGAGGCACATGATGTTCAGTGTCATTAGTAAGATGCTCGGTTCGGGCAACGTGATCGAGAAGGGCATGGACCTGATCGACAATATGCACACCAGCACAGAGGAAGAAATCCAGGCCAAGGCCAAGGCCAAGACAGATCTGCTCTCTGCTTACGCGCCGTTTAAGTTAGCGCAGCGTTACCTGGCGCTCATGTTTGGCCTGACATTTCTTGGCAGCTATGTCTTGGTACTCGGCATGACGATCTCTGGTCAGGGTGATCCCGACGCAGTGACCAAAGTCATGGAGCAGTTCAGCATCAACTACGCCATGCTGATCATTCTTGGATTCTATTTCGGCGGCGGAGCTGTTGAAGGCTTCATGGAGAAGAAAAAGAAATGAGCTGGGAGTCACGCTATTTCACACAGGATGAGATGAAATGCAGCCACACCGGAATCGAGATGATGGACCGGGACTTCATGGAGGAGCTGACCAGGCTGAGGGACAACTGGGGGAAGCCGATGATCATCACGTCAGCGTACCGTCACCCAACCCATCCGATCGAGGCCAGGAAGGAAAACCCAGGCGCTCACACCACAGGACGCGCAGTCGACATAGCCATACGCGGCGATGAGGCGCTCAATCTTTTGCAGCTGATCCTTGAACACAGGTTTACAGGCATCGGTATCCAGCAGAAGGGCGGTGGTCGCTTCATCCACATCGATAACCTGGAGCCACAGGAAGGCTGGCCACGTCCTACGATCTGGTCGTATTGATGGACCGGGACAATGGAGAAAAGGAAGTATCCAGCGTCCCAGGCTGAGGCGTTAAGACAAGGTGTCACTTACTATTTCACCGGCAAACCATGTAGGCATGGTCATCTGTCAGAGCGATTCGCTACGAACCGCAACTGCCGCGAATGTCTACGCCTACGCAACCGCAAGCGAACACAAGACAAAGATTACTGGGTCGACTACGGAGACGAGCAGTACAAAGAACGCAAGCGACGCAACGCAAAGAGATACTACTCAAGCCGAGCGCACAAACGTGCTGTACAACAAAGACGGTTCTTTGAAAAGGCTTCCCGAGTCGCAACCCCAAGGGGTGTCACAGAACTACGGCGGATACGACTCGAGGCACAGCTGCTATCTATCGATACTGGTGTGAAGCACGAAGTCGATCACGTCATCCCGCTGATCCATCCCCAGGTATGTGGGCTGACGGTCCCAGCAAACTGCCAGATACTAACCAAGGCACAGAACCGCAGGAAGGCAAGGCGCTTTGATCCGGGGGAACAGTCGAGGATTCAAATGCAGCTGATAAAAGAAGCCCCTCCGGAGAGGGGCTAATCCGACGGGTAATCGGATGAGGGAAACTAGCAAATGTGAGAGAAGCTAGTCTTTGTAGTCTAGCATCTCATACAAGCTGACGTCATGCATTTTAGTCCAGGCTGCCTTGGGGCTAATCACGCCGATACAGACAAAGATCAAGCCAGACATGACGGTCACCATCCTACGCGCTATGAGTAGGAGTAGGTGTGCAGCCAAGGATACGCAAAGCCCTCGACTTACCTGGAACCCTGGCGATACGACCCGCTTGCTCCAATCGCGCAAGGCTTGTAAAAATTCCACGCTTAGATTTTTCACCAACTCCCTCCATCATCTCTGTGTACGTTGGAGCGTACCTGTTTGCTTCCAAGAATCCAATGATGAACTCAAGCAGCTTCTGATCTTTCTCAATCATCTCTCCCCCTAACAAAATTGTGTGGGTCCATGTTGTCCCAGATAAATCCCTTCAGCGCCTCAACGTATGCGTCGTAGGTCATGGCTGCAAACTCAGCCTGGCGATCACTGGGTACAAACAGCTCCTGAAACTCTTCAGGCTTACCTTCAATCTCGATCGTGACTTTCACGCCCATCTCCTTGTGATGTATTCCAGGCCACGCCTGATATTCCATTTGCTGTCATCCTGTGCAGCCAGCGACAAAGGAGTATTGGCTTTGTCTACCAAGGCTCTGCGTCGATCCAGACCGTACTTCCCACGGTTGTGCCTGATCCAGTAATGTACGACATGATCTGGCTTGCCAAGGACATCTCCGATCTCGGCATAAGACGCGCCATCTTTGTACATCGAAACGATGATCTCGATCTGCTGTCGAGTCATGTGCTGTCTTTTCATATGTCCTCAATCTTCAATGTCTTGCCGCGTTGCTGGTGCGCTTCAACGGCTGGTATCACCTTCACCTGTTCAGGCTTTGCCTTGATGTTCCTGACAGGCCAGGTCACCTTGTAACTGCCGGCGTTACACTCGCTGGCATCCTTCATCTTATCCATGATGTCGAGCTGAAGATCTTCAGCCAGCTTCTCATACGCCTTCAGCTCATGCCGTATGTGGGCCAGCTGATGGATTTTCTGTTGCAGCTCCTCATCTGCGTCGATAATTTTTTTCGGGAACTCAGGCTCTGGATACTTACGCACTGCCTCAGTCGTGGACAACGGCGGATACAGATCTCGATCACGCACTCTGCGCACAAAGTCCGAGCAGACTTTGATGATCTCCTGCTGCATCTGTACACTCTGTTTGTACACAAAGATGCGCAGCTCGACTCCCTGGTACAGCGTACACACCGCTCCCCATGTTGCCCCAGTACAGAGCATCTGACCTTGCAGCTGGATTGGTCCACGATACAGATCAGGCTTCTCTTGTGGTGCGACGCGGGTGAGCTTGGCTTCAAGGATCCCAGTCCCGATCAGCTCGATCTCTTCATCGGCGGAAATAACATAGATGCCGTTGTCGGGGTCGTGCTTGATCACTAACCCACCACCCTCAGCTGTCCCGTCCAAACTGCATGACAAGATGTCTTGGTAGTGATGCGGCTCAGGATGATCAAGGACCAGGCCAGCAACGCCGAGACGGGCAGATGATTCCTCAAGGATCGTATTCTCCAGCCTGTTGCCCCAGTCAGCTGCCTCGATGTACTTCTCATCACCAGGCAAACGATCGACACCCTGATCAACACACTTAATCGCTCGGTCCAACACAACCAGCGGTGTCTGATAGGGACTGTGTCCCATGATCGCTGGCAACACAGATGCAGATGGCTTCTGCGACGACGTGACTTCACCCACCATTTTCTCCTCCCTCTATTCTCATCATTTCTCTGCCAATTATTTCTTGGAACCTTGGAACGACTGCGTTCCCGACGCATCCAACCCGGTCCACCCAACTGCGTA